GGCCCGCACCTGAGAACAACCGCCATTCTGCAACACCCTCATTACCACTACCGCCTGCGGTTACGCCCATTCTCCAATACCTCGCCGTAACACTAGCGGCGGTTACTGATTTACTTGCTTGCGCGGATGCTGCCTTACCTACATCTAAGGCTATAACTCTTATATTAAAGGTGCCAGCGGGAAGTTCCGTTTGCGGTATCGCATGACTAGCCGCACCCCATGAACCTTGAGCGACGTTGCTAGAACCATCATCTAGCACATAGAAAAAAATAGGATCAGTATAACTTGAATAATTTGATACTGTTATAGTGTAGCCAGAAGCAGAAAACATTCCCACGGTTGAGTTACCTGAAAGCGTAGGAGTAAGCGAAGGAGAAGCTGCACCTGTTATACTACCAGTAACTTCCAAATCCCCAGAAACCAAAACATGCGGTGATGTGTTTTTAACCTCTAGCCGCTCGTTCGCGGCGACCCGCACTCGCCACTGACCGTCATTATGAAACTGCATATATGTAGCGGTATCGTTATAATGATAAATCTTGTCATTAAGATAAATATCCTCAACCTGAGAAATATTATTACTGCCAAGAGATATGTTTCCTGTAAACGTGCCACCACCAAAAGGATCTCCACTTGGCCCAGTCGGTCCTGTGGAACCTGTCGATCCCGTTGGTCCCGTTGGTCCCGTGGGGCCACCCGATCCTGTCGGTCCATTTGGACCCGTTGGGCCTGTTGGACCCGTGCTGCCACCCGATCCTGTTTGACCTTTTTGACCCTTCTGCCCTTGTGGGCCTGTTGGTCCCGTTGGTCCAGTGCCACCTGTACCCCCTACTTCTCCTTTTTGACCTTTTTGTCCCTGTGGTCCTGTGCCTCCCGTAGAACCAGTAGGCCCTGTAGGCCCTGTAGGCCCTGTTCCACCTGTGCTACCAACCTCACCCTTTTGACCCTTCTGACCTGTAGGCCCTGTACCACCTGTACTTCCTGTCGGACCTGTTGGGCCTTGAGATCCCGTTGGCCCTGTTGGACCCGTGTTACCCGTTGGGCCAGTAGAACCCGTCTGTCCTTTTTGACCCTTCTGTCCCTTTTGCCCCTGTGGACCCGTTGGGCCTGTGCCGCCCGTGTTTCCTGTAGGGCCAGTCGGTCCTGTGGGGCCAGTTCCCCCAGTGTTCCCCACTTCACCCTTCTGTCCTTTTTGACCAGTCGGTCCTGTGGGGCCTGTTGGACCTGTTCCACCAGTATTCCCGACCTCGCCCTTCTGCCCCTTTTGACCAGTGGGACCAGTTGAGCCAGTACCACCTGTAGGCCCAGTCGGACCCGTTGAACCAACCTCGCCCTTCTGACCTTTTTGACCTTGGGGTCCAGTAGGGCCAGTAGGTCCGTTTGGCCCTGTCGGGCCAGTTGGTCCCGTGGGGCCAGTAGGGCCAGTCGGTCCTTGCAACGCTGCATTGGCGATAGTCTGCTTTTCCCAAGCAGATGCACTTACATCGTAAACAGGAATAAGATCAGAGGAACCTGCATCTGTGCCCGTAGCAAAACCTGTAAGAGAAGATCCTACATTTGAGCTATCTGTTACGTCAGCATTTGTTTCTACGGTATCTAGCTTCGTACCGTCAGTTGCAATATCGCGTCCATCTACGGTGCCCGTAACTGCCAAGTTACCCGTAACCGTGGCACCAGAAGATGTTGCGGCAACCTTCGTAGACCCTGCGTTCTGCAAGATATTTAGGTCACTGGCTACCGCACTGATAAAGACAACAGCATTCCCCGCGAGGCTGATGGCGTTATCTGAGTTTGAACTCTCCTGCACAGTCCTTGTAAGGGTTGTGCCAGAAGCGGTGTATGTACCAGTCCCTATTTCAAAGTTAGAAAGTTCTTCGATGACGTACTGTACTACGTCACCGTTACTAACCCCAGCATCCGCGAAACTCTGAAACCCCGTAGACGCACTGCCAAGTGTGATTGTGCCAGTACCCGTGGTACTGGTTGTCATCTTGGCTCTGTTAAAGAGCTTCGCCATGATACTGCCTTATGTTAGTTGGATGACACCGTTGCTTGGGCTGAAGTCTAAGGTGAAAGTATCACCGTTGTTCAGCGTCAATGAGGTGCCATAATCATAGTACCCAATGATTGGGTCTGCTGGAGAAGAAACCGTATCATCAAAGATATAGATGTAACGGAATGGGCCAACAGTACCAGAGGCAGTGAGCGTAAGATCTGCTACAACCAGCTTATACACACCGCCAGACTGTGATGATGAACTTGTAGTCAGGTTGCGAGTAGACACATTGCTGTAGCTAATCTGTGTAAGATTACCAACAATACCATTACCATCTGCGGTTGGATTGCTTGATTCACTTCCCGGTGCAGTATTTGTTAAGGCCACCGCAAGCTGATCGCTTGCTAGATCCATATTGTGGACTGCGTTTACCACAAAATCGTTTACTTTGTTAAAGCTCGCCATTTAGATAACTCCTATCATGCTATGCGAATTATAGCAGATGTGGCATCCGCTACGGGGAATTGTATTTCAAAGGTACTATCACTAGCAACCCTGTCGCTTCCAAAGTCTAACACAGCAACCGATTTATTAGAAGCACTTGCGTTATAGATCAGCGCACCCCTTGCTGTAAAGCTTGCGTCAGTCCATGAAATATTATCAAAGTCCACAATAGCGGTAGTGCCAGAGGTCTTTGGAAATGTAGATGTCACTGTCAACGGCTTGCCCCCCGCAGTATATGCCGTTCCAGTTGTGTTAGTAATTTCGTTGGATGTACTATACACAGTAGTATCCGCACCCAAGGATGCCGTGCTAGAATACAAAGCTATCTTAAACGTATGCGCATCAAAGTCATGCTCTGCCTTTAAAAGCTGAAGCTTAAAAGACGTACATGTTGTTTGAGAAATAGCCATGTTTTAATCCTATTGTTTTGGTATGATTACGCGTCCAACACGATAATCTTGCGTAGTTTCTTTTGCCTCGCCCAACAATTTTAATCCAACCAAACTTTCTTGAAAGCGCTTATCATACATCGCCATAACATCCTGCTCTCCCTTCATAAACAAGTATGCTTCAATTAAACACCCATAAAGAAGAGTAAGCTCCGCGTTTTCACTTAGCCATGTGGTCCCGCTGGAATCATCCACTAAGCTGGTAGGCCTATAAAAGTAATGTAACTCCGCGTTTAAAGCTGCATTTGGAGTTGGGCCTAAAATAAAATTATTTACGTCAAACACAGAATAATACAGTGGAGTGCCCGTGACGGTTGCATCCGGGTTAAACGTTTGAACAAAACTAACATCTTTAAATTCAACAAACTCTTTCTTCCCACTTACCTCTACGGAAAGTGAAAAAGGCGCTAAAAAATCAGTGGGTCGCGCTAAGTATTTGTTGGAAGCCGCCGTAGATCCTGCAACGTTCTTTCTAAACAAATCAAGCTGTACGGATTTAAGAATGCGCTCTTCCGACAACTTAATAAAAGTGTTTATATTTGCTACAAACGACGATTCTGTGTTTTCAGTAAAATCTTTTATGGCTTGGGTAAGCGTAGAAAGTGTAAAACTCATGTTATTACCACCGTCACTGTTCCCACCAAAGCAAAGGGGGCTAAGAGATTATCAGGCGACACACCCGGTATATTAGCAAAGCCGACTGGGGCAAAGCCGTGTTGAACTGCACGTTCTTGAACAAGGTTGGGTTCTGGACGAGCATTTTTCAAAGCTTGTGGATCATTTACTTTTCTAAATGGCCCTAATTGAGGATGCTTTGGCTCATATTCATCCGGGCCAACCAACAATCCATTCCATTCACGCTTCATCACACGATACAAATATCTCTGACCACTACGATCAGAAATAGCAAAAGCGTGTTTTCCTGAAGCAAACTTAGTCATCAACCCGTCCTGTAGGATTCATAGTTTGGAACTACATTAAAGGAGGAACGATCACGATCTTCCGTAGCGGCCCTTTCAAACTCTTCTTCGTAAACGGCTTTTAATAATTCTGTTCTATTTGGAGCCCGTTTTAAAGAGATGTAATAAGCCAAACCCGCTGCTAAACAGGGGTAAAACCTAAAGGGCATGTCCATTGTATTGGTAAATATATCAGCATCATTCATTCGTGTTAATGCATCGTAGATTACGGTATCCGTCGTGTTTTCAGGAGTCGGCCAAATTTTAAGGTTTGGAGTAAGTTGACGGTCTAAGAAGAACTGATTAGGTCGTCCTTGCGTGGTTTTAGTTGGAATGGTTAAGAACTCGTCACGGCTTAAACGCTCTAGAGAATAATCCGTTCCATCTCGTCTTAAAACCACAGACAAAATATCAATAACATCCGTCCCTAAATCGTACTCTCCATCCCCAACAACAAGTGTCACAGACCTCTGTTTGATGGTCCACTGGTTTAACCCACGGTTGGCCCAATCTGCAAGCAACAGGTTTAAAGAACGTTTTGCCGATTTGAGGTCGTAACCAGTACGAACCTCAATCCCACAACGCTCAAAGGCTTCTTCAACGTATTCGGCTACGTCAAGCTCAAAATCTGTGCTTCCAGATACCGCCATTTTACTTCTTCTTTACCATTCCGCCTTTGCGCATCTTCTTAACCATACCACCACCGCGCATCTTCTTAACCATTCCACCGCCGCGCATCTTCTTAACCATGCCGCCAGCCCGCATTTTCTTTTTAGGACGCATTGCCATTTCTAAGTCTCCTATACAGTTGATGTCTGTGTTCAAATAGTTCCTTGGCGTTGTAATCTTCTTCGTAAGGCTTATAATAGCCTCTTTTTGCAAGTTTGTCTGCGCTTTCTTGCAACTTACTTAACCGTTGTACAAATATCATAGCATATTCTTGATCCACAACAGGTTCAAAAGTTTCAGAGGGTTCCGCAACAAAATCATTTGGCTCATCATGTGGGTGAAAACCCATCAACCAAATATCTCTATCAATGAACATCCCGTCAGCAATGCACCCATTGAGATTATGCAAATATTCGTGAAAATTTTCTGGATCTTGCTCATAGTTAATATCCACAATTATGTTAAGATCAAAGTTATCGTCAAACTGAGAAATGGACGTATACAAAACCTGAAAGCTAGGTTCGTACTTGAACATTATAGATACTTTGTGGTCTGCCCAAGCCTTTTGCGCATAAGGACACGGAGGCAACCCTCCAAAAAAAGAACTATTCGTTTCTAAAACGTCCTTAGACCACTGAAGTATTTCGTGGACAATTCCTTGTTCAAGCTTAGGTTCAAAAAACTCAACGCGCATCACGTACTCACGGACCCCGACGTAAACTTACGTCGATTGGAAAGCACTTTCCCGCATCCTCTTGCTACTACTTTCCCGTTTTTCGGGCGCGGGCTTTTCCTTTTAGCGTTTTGGTGCGAGATTTCGCCGCCGAATCTTGCGTTTTGGACTTCTGCGGCTTTTGTGTTTTTGACGACGGTTTTGCCTTTTGCACCTTCACGCTTTTTCTTTGCAGCGGTGGATCTTCTTTCGCTTTTGGAGAGAGATCTTGCTTTGGACGCAGGAAGACAGCGATCAGGGTTTTTTTTATCCTTAGACGTACCGCATTTGCCAGCGATCTCACCGCTTGAGTTAATCCTAACCCAATTCTGATCACGCCATTTTTTAAGCTCGCCCATTTAAGCTTTTCCCTTAGACTTCTTAGCATAATTCGGATCCTTACAATATTTAGATGCAGCCATATTAGCGTATGCTGATGGATATGTATCAAACGTGCGCTTCGCCCAAGCCTTACCCTTTGGACAGATCTTACTTCCTTTGCTTTTTGATGAAGCCTCCCCACCTTTTCGAAAGTAGGTTAAACCCTTGGGGGTTTTATTCTGCTTTGTACGCTTGGACATTGCCGCCATAGGCTTTCTCCATCTCTAGTTTTATGTATTCAATCTGAGTCGCCATTACTTCGGTGCGCTTGTCCACAGATATAAGAGTTTCCGTTGTCCAACTCGCCCACGCGTAGGATACCGCCCCAATAAGACCTAAACTTGTAGACAAAACAATAACCAGTAACGGACGTTCTAACATTTCCAACGCTTCCTAGCCTGCCGTAAACGACTATTTGGATCTTTAGCCGCTTTAGGGAACTTTTTCATCTGACCCGCAGAACGGGCGCAGAAAGATTTACGTCTCTTTGCATCCTTGCTGCCTTTTTTTACTTTTCCCGTTACCGCTGTTTTTAACTTGGAACCGGGGTTTTTCTTTCTATATTCTTTTACGCCAGCTTCTGTCATTCCCGCCCCTTTTTTCGTAGGGCGGAAATTCTTTTTATTGCGCTTAGGCATCTTGTCGTCGCGCTTAGAAGCCATGATCAGCCCTAACTAAAGAATATAGTTAATGCCGTGACATTAGTTGCAACGCTCACATGGATATCCGACGTAAACAAAACCCCCTCGTCCGGAATGTTTACCGAATGAGTTTGAGATTGTGTAAAGTCTAAATCAACCACGGTCGCCCCGCCGTTTCCGTCTGTTAGCGTAAGTCTTCCCGCGCCGCCGCCCGTTAAAACTTGAACCTGACGGAGACGCGCACGACCTGTAGAAGCCGCTCCTGCCCCCGCAAGTCGTTTTGCTCTTACGTCTGAATTAGACATTTAAGACTCCTTACGAAACAAGATCACTTGCTTGTTGATATAATACAGTTACGCGAATTTCTCCTGCATCGGTAGCGCCCGTGGTAGTGAAGGTAAGGCGAATGTCAGCCGTGTTAGAAGTCTCTGCCCAAGTCAAAGCACCACCCGCTTGAGTGGTTGGGTATTTACGACCTGCACCTGAAGCCACAGTAATTGAAAATGCGTTGATTATGGTGGCATTACCACCAACCGTATCTCCAACACTAAATACACAAGTAGCATTACCCATTGCTGTCGGACAATCAATCACGCAATCAATGATCTGAGACTTTGCAGGAATAACAACATCTGTGACATTAGCAGCAGACGCGCCACCCGCTAATGTTGTGCCTGTTGTAAAAGACTGAGCCATTACAACTTGGCCTGTATTTTTAATATCAGTACCTAAAGATGTGCCCGTAGTGTTTTTAATAGTGCCCGCTTTAATCGGACCTGAAAAAGTAGTAGTACCCATGTCAATCTCCTGTCTGGGTTAGTCAAACACACCACGTGTTTGTCAGGGATAAACAAAGCATACATTAATTTTTAAAAAAAGAAAGGGGCAACCGAAGTTGCCCCTAAGTCGAGAGTGAGGAGAATAATGAAGTATCCTCCCCTCTTATAACACACTTTACGCGCCGGG